AGAAATACGCCACGGATTTTCCGTTGATTCCAAAAAGAAAGGAGACACTATGGTCAAACCGTTTATTCCAAAAAAGAAAGAATCCAAGGTTGAATCTAAAATCCATGCTCAACTTGAGAAGATTACCAAACACATTGGGAATGCAAAGAAACTGTTTAACATGGAGGAACTGTATGAGTTGATGTTTGCCCACAAGATCAGCCCATCCACGGTTTCCATCATGCGTTACTTCATTGAGTATGAGACCGGACACATGGACAAGACAGGATATCTTCTCTTCCGTCTTGGTGCGTTTGATCATCAGCACGTTGCCGGAAACAGTCCTTACAACCCAAAACAAACCGTTTGGATGAATGAGCTCCAGTCAATGTGTTGTTCCCTTCAGTGTCTGTTAAACGAAGTTGATTTTTAACAATCCCACCAAGAAAAGGAAAACTGAAAAATGAGTGAAAAGAAAAAGAAATCCCTCCTGCAAATTGCCACGGAGGTCAAGCTGAACACCGATTGTTACTTGTATGACGTTGAGGTGCAACAGGATGAGGAGTTCCAGAAGCAAATGGAAGGACTTCACGTTGCCACCGGAATTCCTGCTGATATCACTGAGGATGACATTATCAAGAAGACCTATGAAATCGTCCAGAAGAAGTTCATGGATGATGAAAAGGTTAGCTTTGATGAGTTTGTGAAGAAGATGTTGGTTGCTCACGGAAAGGTTGAGGAGGATAAGGTGGATGCCCTTTACGAACTTCGTAAGGGATACATTGTTGCCAACTACATCAAAGAAACCGTTCATACCTTTGAGGAACTCAAAAAGACCTCCAAGGACAAGGTTGAACCTCCGTTCAAGGGCTCTGATAACAACTACTGCATGATGTTCACCAACCTTGAGCTTTTCATGAATCCCGAGGAACGTTCTTACAAGGTGGATGAAAACGACAACGTCATTCTTTCTGATGATTTCAAGAAGGTCTTGGATAGCTTCAAGGCAAAATGGTCTCAGGAGATGACAAAGAACGGTGAAACCAACTCTTGTGAATGTGACAAAGGTGAGTGCCATTGTCACGAACACGGTGAAAGCTGCTCCTGTGAACATCATCAGGAGAATCCGGAAGTCAAGTAAAACTTAACTTCCAGGATAGAATGTCCTTTTGGGGTGACCGTTACGTCAATCAAACGGAGGCGTAACGGCACTCCCATTCCATTCATTAACAACCAAAAACAAAAGAGAAAGGAGAACTCTAGGAAATGAGTCTCGTCGGAAGTACAATTACATCAGGTAATTGTACAGAAACAACTACAATCAACTACAAAAGAAAAGCCTATCTGAACCTTATCTTCAACAACACAGGAATCCTACCTACACAACCAACAAAAAACCAATCAACCAACACATCAGTCAAAAGGTCCTGTTCAATGTGACCGTAGGCTATCCAACAGTCTACGGTCAGGCTTTTTGCTTCGAAACAAAAACCAAATTTACTGGAAGAACGTGTTCGTGTTCTGTCCCATCAACTGTAACACGTTAATGTTAGACGTACCCTTAATCTGGTTAAAGTAGTTCTGCATTAGATCATTAAAGTTGTTGTTGATAAAGTTCTGAACCTGCTTGTTCAAAACCTCTTGATCATCGTGGAGTTCCATTTCCTTTTTGTTTGCAAACGGATTCTGTACAAGAGCACTTGTATCATATCCACCTCCACCAATTCCCTCACTGTTCCAAGAAGCAATCTGACTAACCTCTTCAATAACCTCCTTCTTGTTTAAGAATGAGCTTAAACCCTGAGGTGGATCATACTGCCTAACGTAATAGCAGAAAGCCAAAGCCATTGACAAGTCATCATGCTCTCCCTCTTCAGCGGCAATTTTACCGTTCTTTCCAGCAACCAAACCAACGAGCTCCAATATGGCATCTCTAGAAAGAATTAGCTCAGGATCTCCATCGATCATTGTGTAGAGAGCATCCATCATGAGAGGTCTGTTGATTGGATTCGTGTAGATTCCATAACGGTATTTGACCTTGTTTTTGTTGACTCCGGTTTGATTTAGAACAGGAGATTTCTGCTTGCTTTGATAGATGTTGAAAGAGAAAGATGGATTTTTGGTTAGATACTCTCCCAACTGGTTGCCGAAGCTATTAGCCTCAAAAATTATAAGATTCTGTGGGAACATTCTTGAGACCTTGGCAACAACAGGACAAAACTCATCTACCCTACACTTAACTCTCATTTCAGCAACCTGCTTACAAGTAACGAAATCAACAATCTCTATTGTAGAGCTATCCGTACCGTATGCTGAAGCAGTATCAATTCCAATGAGGTAGAACTTCTCTTCATCTATGTTTTCCCATAATCTAAGAACTGCACCATCAACGTTGATTTCCCTCAGCGGAGGCTTTTCATTCGCTTGGAGAGCCTTGATTGTCTTAGCATTGAAGAACGAATCTCCGCCTTGAATGAATTCGCAGTTGAGCTCCTGAGCGATTTTCCATTCGACGTTGTTAAGAATTTCACATTGAGTCTTGTACCAGTTTGGATCATCTGCGAATTCCTTGATCATGTTCCATTTGAGAACGACTGGTTTGTAGATACCAAGACCGGAATTTGCCTTCTTCCACATGTCATAGTAAAATTTTCCTGTACCAGAGGTCTTATTGGGTGTTGAAATTAGGAACGTAGCATAAGGGTTTCCAAAGTTTCTAGCAGACTGCTGAGCCTTAACAAGAGAAGGACCGCAAGAAGCGAACGCTTCACTTATGTTTTGTATGAACGCAACTTCATCTACGACCAGTACACTTAAAGATTTTCCTCTGAATACAGATGAAGGATTTGCTGGGTTTACACCGGAGCTAAAACTTTGACATCCGTTCTTCAAAATAAAAGTCTGTTCTGTTCTCTTAACATATTCAGGTCTCAACCATGAAGGAAGTTCATCAATCATGTTAGTAATCTTACGGTTGAAATCTGATGCTTCGTCCCCAGATCTAGAGAGAATACCAACGACGACATTTTCAAAAAATGTTACACAATGGCATATATAGCATTGTGCGAGTGTGCTCATGCCGACTTGCCTACTCTTCAATGTCACAAGATAGTGATCATCCGTCATGACTTTAACAACATCACGTTGTGGTTCATATAGTTTCATAACTTGTGAACCACCAGGAGTCGGTATCTTAACGTAATTTTCTATGAAGTATGTAACATCTTGTTTACATTTCATGTACTCATTTACTCGAAACAGATCCTCGTTTGATAACTCACTAATTTTCATCTAAAAATTTTCAGCACCATAGTCAACCGCACTTGGGACGTTGACAGTTCTTAAACTGTTTTAGATAATTTTTTCCGTATTTGAGTTCGACGTAATCCAAATAAAATTGATAATCCGAATTTCTGAGTATTTTTACTTTATTTTCTATCATACATTGTTGTTTACAACGACAGAGTTTATCCAGAGTTCTGTCAAATGGATTATAAAGAATACCATCTTCTGTAAAGAAATGATCACCTTTAACTTCCCAAATTTCACCATCAACAATAAAATCCGGATAATACCTATGACTTATTCCATCACAAAGATACGTTAAGTAACATTTTGGTTGATATTCAAACTTTATGTTGTTTTCTTTTAAATAGATATAAATAGCAAGTTCTGGCATCGAATCAAAATTTATGTTGTTATATACATATTGTTTTACTCGTTTTGATATGGCGTTAACTTTGTTGATTTCCATCATTTGTTGAAGTGTTAAATCACAAGTTCCATATCTCTCAATTAAACGTTGTTCATATCTAGCAATTTGAACATTAATTCCAGAAAGAAGATCTGGACAATCCTTAATTTCTTCCCTGAGTGATTTAAGTTTTTGTAATGTACGAAGACATGATAGATTGATTTCATTAACGTTCTTTGTCTTACTTAAACCTTTGATGATTCCACCAATTACAATATGTCTAGGAATAGATTGGGCTATTTCAGAACATCTTTTTCTAGCCTCTTCTGTCTGGTTGATGTTATTAACTCCGTATTTTTCCCTTACGGTTTCGACTGTTTTTTTCAAGCATTCTTT